TATATCATCTACGTGAGCTTCTTCTAAAGCAGAGAATATATTGTTATCATCATCTACCTTTAGAACAAATGTTACACTAAACTTTCTCATTTGTGTGTGTCCGTCCACCTTTTTCTCATCCTCTGTAAATACCATATTGCTTTGTCTATATCTTCTAAACCATTCTTATACTCACATCTCCACATATACTTTAGTACGTTAGCTGCATGTGGTGCTATAGATCCAGACATGTTCTCAGTCATAGCTTCTATTGCATCAATGCATTCAATACCAGCGTGATTGTAGTGTACTGGATTGTTTACTGCATCATGTGTGTTACTCATGCGTTACCCTGTGTCTTAGTAAATCTAGTCAGGCGTACAACTTTACCATTCGTACCCTCTACTTCTTCATACTCTTTTGTTCTATCATTGTCAACCCCTATTAATTCATTTCTTTTTTCTTCTACTAAATCATATAAGTCTTCATCCGTTTGTGCCATCTCTAAGAATGTTCCCATAAGAGTAGCCAGATGTACAAGGTACGCTATTGTTTCCTCATTAGATCTTTTAGTTGGGCCTACTGACAAAGCCGTAGAAAGTTCACCTGACCACTCACCATACTCGTCAAACTCTACAGGTCTTAGTAGTATAGCTACTTCATCATCTTTTAATGTGTAAGACATTACTCTATCCTTTTGTCTCCCTTGAAAGGGATGTGTTTTAAAGTTAAAACTTTTCCTTTTTCTTTAAGCCAGGATTCTGGTATAACACGATGCGCCCAAAGAAACTCATTCTTATCACACCAGTTACAGTATCTTGACTTAGCACCCTTGTAAAGCTTTGCCATAGAGTTACTAAATACAAACCGTATATCTAACTCTGGGTGTTGCTCTCGTACTGCTAGGTGCTTTCTTCTGTCTTAACTATCAAAGATACCCTTAGTCTATATGATAATACCGTTGTCCAAAACAAAGTCAGGTGTGTATGTCCTGTAGCGTAGGTCTTCCCACTCTATCTTTAAGACTTCATACCTGACTTTACTTTGGTTCTCTTTTAGGTACGCAGCGGTAGTCTTCTCTAAGCCACTACGATACCGTCTAGAGTTATGCCGCCTCTTCGTTGTCATCTACTTCTTCATCTGGATTAAGTGATGCCTTTAAACGATTGGCTAAGATGTTACCTACAGTGCGAACACTGGATAACTCATAGTTCAACTGCGTTTGTACAGTTGAGTTGTATTGTAGCTCATTGATTAGAGCCTTTTGATCTTCTGAGAAATCTTCTGTCTCATATTCTACTTCATCAATAGTTACTTTTGTCATTATCTATCACTCCATAAGCTGACATATTCTACTGTTGGTGGGGTTTTCTTTCCACTGTATACCTGAGAAGGTAATGCTCTTAGTGTGGGCCAACACTTGTGCCTGTGTGCACAGAAGCCACACGTTTTACTTAACTTGTAGTTGCCACTAGCCTTACCACGATATGTTTCTGGCTCAGCCTCAAAGCAACGCTCAAAGGGTTCATCATTGTCTAGGTAATCATAGGTATCCTCTATCTTTTTTAATACTTCTTCTTTATTTGCCTCTGCTGCTGACACATACTTGAACTCACCATTAGCTTTGTTGACTACCCACCAACCACCTACGCCTTTATCTGCAGCAGTAGCGTAGCCTACAAGCTGTGACACATAACCAAATGTATCACCCTTGTTTAGTGTATGGAAGTCTTCAAACTTATTAGTGAATGACCATGGTGAAGCAGACTTAACGTCATCTACTTTACCATCTAGCACCATGTCATACTCACCACTAACCTCACCACCATTAGATAACTTTAGTGTTACCTTATCGTTGTCATCAAATGATGTACCTGATGCTCTGAGTAGTCCTTTGAATACAGCTTCAACTATATCACCAATGATCATGTTGATCTTGAATGATACAGGCAAAGGTTCTGCACCCTCAGGATTATTCTTATCAAACCAAAGCTGACACTTAGGACGCCCAATGTTGGACATCCTCTTTTTAAATACTCTCTTCTCAGAGTTGAACTGCTTATGCAGTGCATCCTTAATATCTTCAGCTACCTTATCAATAACTTCCTGAGACATACTTGCCTCATCACTGATAGACTTCCTTAGATAGGAATGCACTGCTAGTTCTGCAGGGTGCTGCATTACTCAAAGTCCTCTAGGTCTACAATGTTAGACACAATAGCAGAGTCTTCTGAGCTTAGCTTAGCAGTGTTGTTTTCTTCCCACCTAGTTAAGATGTACTCATTGTTTTTCTCTACGTAGTCTAGGAAGTCAGCTAGTACATCATTGTCACCATCAGAGAAACCAACACGCTCACCCATTGATGCTACAATAGTTGCATACTTTACACCTGTAGGCATAGCTTGTACGTCACCTAATAATGCAACAGTGTGCTCTACTGGTGAGATACGCTTACCCATAAGCTTACCTACTACAGCATCAATAGACTTCAAGCTGTCACGGTTCTTGATGTCAGCTACAAAGGGGATCTCTTCTGCATAGTTATCTGTGATAGGTCCACCATCTTCTGTGAATGGATCAATGACACGAGCCATACCCATCATAACCTTTACACGGTTGACACTACGCATAAGATCTTTCATGTCTTGAGGCAGGGCATTAAAGTCTTTGACGTATCCTGTAGGACGCCCAAGGTTAAACGTACCTAAGGTATCTTTTAGATCACCATTTAGATTAGTAGACATGACAGTTTTTTGGAATGTATTGTTCTCACTATCCCAACGCTGCCAACGCTGACGTTCAGCAAATAAACGTACCTCTACCTCTCGTGCTAAGAACTCTTCATCTACACCCTTCTTAATCTTGAACACAGGAGATGATACAATCTTGTTAGTCTCTGGGCTGACCTCTTGTATTACTGTTGTTGTAATGCGGTACAGACTTGACTGTACCTTACTACCAGATGAACTAGCAGAGAAGCCCATTGCATCTGCTAGGTTCATATTGTCCACATGTAGTGGTGCTACGTTACTCATGTTGTTATTCCTTTCAACGTTAAAGAAACTAAGTTATACCATTAAACGTCTTTAATGTCAAGCCAATTCTTACCTATTTTAGCTTCTAATAGTAGAGGTACATTCATTTTTACATCATATGCTTCTTCTACTAACTGATTTAGATCTTCATTAAGTGAATCTATTGTTGCCAGTACATACTCCTTTTCATCTGGGTGTACATCTACTACCATTGAATCATGCACACTGTTTACAATACAAGACTGTAGCTTCTCAAGCCTAGCCTCTAGTTCAATCAGTACAAGGGGAACAACGTCACCTGTTGCAAAGCCCTGCACTGGATAGTTCTTTATCATAGTGAAGTGAGACACACCACCATTAGCCTTACGTACTACATTAGGAAAGGCATACTGTCTGCCACTAACGTTTGTTATCTTGTTAAACCTAAGCGCCTCATTAGCTAATCTCTTGTGCCATTCAGCTATACCTTTGTACTTCTTATTGAAGTGCTCATAGTAATAGGCCTCTGCCATAGATCTACCATATCCAGTAGCACCAAAGAGGGGAGCAAAAGTATGTTCCTTTGCTGCTTGCCTGGCAGTAGGCTGACCTGCCTTAGTGATAATTTTGGCAGTGTAGGCATGTACATCAAACCCTGTGTTGATCTCATGCATAGCCATGTGGTCTTGTGATAGGAACGCTGCAACTCTGAACTCAAGCTGTGCAAAGTCAGCTTCCATAATGTGACCACCTTCCCATCTAGATATGAACACACGTTTTACAGGGAAGGTTCCCCCTCTTGGCATGTTTTGCATGTTGGGTTTACGTCCACTGAATCGTCCTGTTGCTGTGATGTGTTGGGTAAGCCCAACGTGGAGTATATCATTGGGTTTAGTGTAGGTGGAAATACCATCCACAAAACTAGAGAGATAACTACTAATAGCACTAAGCCTTTTAACATCTGTAAGGAATTGTTCTGCATCTTTCATACCTTTTGTTTTTGCATTAGCTATAAGGACATCCAGCTTATCTTTACCTGTACTGAAACCATTAGCACTGACCCACTTCTTACTTGGTGCTCTGAACTGTAGACCTGCAACCTCATGTAACTCTTTTAGTTGGTAGCCTCTGGCGTTACATGCTGTGCACTTGTTAGGTTTCTTGTATGCTGTACCATCCTTCTTTGTTTTATATGTATGTCCTCTGCCTCTACACTCAGGGCAAGTGACAGCAAACGTCTTAAGTATTAGCTTACTGTTACTCTCTACAAC